TCTAACTCAGGGAAGTTTATTTTAACATTCTCAGATGATAAGACTAGAACACCTGAAATAACTCCTATTAGTGTTTCTGATGCCGATAAGCAATACTTAGCTTTACAAGAGCTATTAGTTTCAAATATTTGTGCAGCACACAGAATTACATCTAAGACTTTAATGGGTATTGATACAAATAACGGATTTTCTAGTAATGCTGACGAACTTATAAATGCAGCAAATTTCTACCAAAATACAGTAGTAAGAGGATTCCAATTAAATATCTTAAACACTTTACAGACTATATTCTCAGTAAACAATATAGACTTGCCTGTTGAGTTTGTACAATTAAAACCTATTACAGTTCAATTTGACTCTAAGACTATTAGAGAGGTTATGACGATTGACGAAATAAGAGCTGATTTAGGGCTTGAACCATTAGGAGATGAAGATACAGTAGAACAAGATGTGAAACTTTCAGGAGTTAAAAAATGTGACTGTAAAAAATCAGATAATGACTTTACTGAATTAGAAAGTTTTATAGCAGACTTTGGAGAAGATGTTCCTGAAGATTGGGAAATAGTAGATGAAGAAAATGCAAATGATGAACACGAAGATTTTGACTTTGAAGCAGAGCTTAATAATATCGCTAATGGTAAAACAGAATTAGCATCAACAGGAACTGCTAGACCTAATTCTAGAAGCTCACAAGATGGTGTAAATAAAGATTATAATGACTATTATAAAGTAAGATATGTCTACACTAAAGACTATGCTTTAAGTCAAGAAGGTGAAACTAGAGAGTTTTGCAGACTTATGGCTTCAGCTAGAAAAGTTTATAGAAAAGAAGATTTATTAGAATTGACTAGAAAAGCTGTAAACCCGGGTTGGGGACCAAGAGGTGCTGCAACTTACTCAATTTGGCTCTACAAAGGAGGTGGTAATTGTCACCATTACTTCAAAAGAATCGTTTACAAGACATCACTAAGAAATGCTAAGTCTAATATTAAAAGTAGTGAAATAATATCAGATGTAAAAGCTATTAGCGAAGGATTTACTTTAAGAAGAAATAGTGGGCTAGTAGCAAAAGCACCAAAGAGAATGAAGAATAACGGATTTTTAAACCCTAGATAATTATGGCATATGTATTATTCATATCAGAAGCAAAGCTGAAAGACAGCACAGCAATCAACTTAAATGTAGACCCTGAAATCTTGTTACCTTATGTGTTACAAGCTCAGCGTATCTATATAGAAACAAAATTAGGAACTACACTTTACGAAAAATTAGAAAGTTTAATTACAGCAGGCACAATAGGTAATGTAGGTAATGAAGCATACAAGACTTTAGTAGATGAATTTATTGGCGACTGCCTTCCCTCATGGGCATTTCATATGTGCATACCATACCTTAGATTTAAAACGGAAAATGGTAACATCTATTCTAAGACTTCAGAAACAGGAAATGCTTTAAGTACGGAAGAAGCTCAACATCTTAGAGAAGAAGTCAGGAATAATGCTGAATATTTTACAGAACGAATGGTTAAGTATATCACTAACAATATATCTAGCTTCCCTGAATACAACACCAACTCAGGAGCTGATGTGAACCCTGACCAAAATTCGTATTACAATGGAATGAACCTTGAAAGACCAATGAAACAAGGAACTAAACTTACATTGAGAAACTTTTTAAATGCTTCTGATTAATGAAGAAACACTACAAACCGAAAACTAAAAATGTTACTAAGTTAAAGACCTACTTAGATAAAAAAACAAAAACAAATGACCGAAATAAAAGATACAGTACAAGTAGGGTTAGCTAATAGTTCAGCAATAGCTTTCAGCATAACGGATTGTAACGAAATACTAACGCTAGTTTCTTTAACACTAGCAATTAGTTTTACTATATATAAATTCATTCAATTTGAGAAAAATAAATAGATGGCTCGTAAAGTTATTACAAGCTCTTATAAGAGTGTTAGAAAGAAGCGTAAGGGAGTACACTCCAAAAACGCAAGTAAAGGACAGAACGCTTACAAACAAGCCTACAGAGGTCAAGGGCGTTAATCTTTTAATCATTAGAGATACATTTACAAAAGAAAGCACTATTGGTAAACTGTTTATCAATGGAGAAACTTTCTGTGATACATTAGAAAACCCTTATATTAATAACGAAAGAAACATAAGCTGTATTCCTGAAGGTCAATATAAAGTAAGACTTAGATTACCAAGAGAAAGTGGAACAAGAGATTACTTACACTTATTAGTTCAAGATGTACCAAACAGGGATTGGATATTATTCCACAGAGGAAACACAGCTAAAGATACAAGCGGCTGCATTCTAGTAGGGAATGGTCGTGAACAAGACGCTGTTAATAACTCACGTTTAGCTATGGACTTAGTAATCAAAGAAATACTAAATTTGGGAGGAGAAAATATTAATTTAATAATCAAAAATAAATAATAATTATGAAAAAGTTTTTAGAGAAGTACCTTATCGGTCAAATGATTAAGAGTAAGAAGTTTTGGTATGCAGTTAGTTCTGTAGTTGTACCTGCTTTAGTTACTTACTTAGGAGTTGATGAAACAACTGCAAAAGATTTGTATTACGCAATCTTGACATTAATTGTTGGACAAGGTATAGCAGACGTTGCTAAAAAGTAAATGTCAAAAGGTAAAAGGTTAAGATTGTCTTCTGAAGAAGTTGAAATTATCAACGAATTCAGAGGGCAAGACTTAGCTAACATAAACGGAAACACTGCCTTAGATATACATCTTAAAGAAAGAGGTATAAATAAAAAAGATATTGTAAGCGTTAAACATTGGCAAAGTATGTCAGGTGATTTACGCTTTTCAATAGTTACAAAAGAACAATACGGAACAGATAAGTTAGACCTACTTGAAGACATACAAAGTCTAATAGAAAACTACTCTCCAAAATACCCAAAAATCAAAAGAGTTAAAGGTGAACACTTATTAGTTATAAATCCTGCTGACATTCATATTGGTAAACTAGGGGTTGCTTTAGAAACAGGTGATGACTATAACACTGAGATAGCATACAATAGAGTTTTAGAAGGCGTTACAGGACTTATTAGCAAGTCTGAAGGGTTTAGTATAGATAGAGTGTTATTTTGCGTAGGGAATGATGTTTTACATATAGACAATGTATATAACACGACAACAGCAGGAACACCACAAGACGCAGACGGAAAATGGTGGCAACACTTTGAAGTAGCTTTAAAACTATATGTTAAATGTGTTGAGATACTAAGAGAAGTTGCTCCTGTTGATGTAGTTCATTCAATGTCTAATCACGATTATCAAAGCGGATTTCATTTAGCACACTCTTTAAAGTCTTGGTTCAGAAATACTAAAGATGTAACTTTTGACATATCTGTAGCACATAGAAAATATTACAAGTATGGTTCTAATCTTATAGGACTTGAACATGGGGACGGAGCTAAAATGGATAAGCTCCCTATGTTAATGGCAAACGAAAAACCGCAAGAATGGGCAGAAACTAAATACAGATATTGGTATTTACATCACATTCACCACAAAGTAAAATACAAATGGTTAGACGCTAAAGACTTTATAGGCGTAACTGTAGAATATATGCGTTCACCAAGTGGTACTGATAGTTGGCACAATAGAAAAGGCTTTTGTGGAGTACAAAAAGCAGTAGAAGGCTTCATTCATTCCAAAAAATCAGGGCAAATAGCTAGACTTGTACACTATTTTTAACACTTTTTAACCCCTTTTTCAACCAATTTTAATCTTTTTTTAAATTTATTTTAGTATCATTTACTAGATAAGGGATAACTTTTTTTAATATTTTTAGTTAAAAAGTCTGTTAAAAGTTTGGTTGGTAAGTTTTTTGTTGTATCTTTACACCATCAAACAAACAAAGAAACTATGAAAACATTACACAACATTTGGGACTTAAAGCAACTAGCAAACAACACTCTAGTAGAAATATCTTTTGAATTAGATAAATTATACTACGGACAATATGAAGTTAATTACAGGGCTTTCAACAAAGCATCATTAGTAGATAATATATACAATGAGTTATTAGAGGAAGGTAAGGCTGATATGACTGATATGATTGACTACTTAATAGAATTAGTAAAAGATGGTAAGATAACATTACCAAATCACTAAATAATAATCAGGGGGTGTAAAAACCCCCATAAAACAAACAAGATGAAAACAAAAACAGAAATTATAAATTTTTTAAAAAAAGAACAAGAACTGAAAATCCAAATTGTAAAATCAACAAGAAGTGCTTGGAAAAGTGCAATTGCAAATGATGACCTTTTTTTGGCTCAAAATTTAACAATGAGCATTGAACCAAATCACGATTCACAACATTTGTTGAACAATACAATTGAAAAATACAAAAGTATCATTGTGAACAATTTGAATAGAATTGAATATATTGATGAACTTATCAATCAAATAAAATAAATACTAATAACAATTATACTGAATAATAACAAGGGGGTGTAAAAACCCCCACAAATAATCAAGAAATGAAAAAAGTAATAATAGTAAAAGGGAGTGAAGATGGAGTAATCGGAGTGTACACAAATAAAAAATTGGCTTTTGAGGCTGCAACAGAGTACGCAAATAATCCAACACTAACATACCCTCAATTTTGTAAAGAAATGAGAGTGCAGACTTATGCAAATCAAGGGGACGGATATGGTTATGCAATCTGTAATACTTTTATATTAAATAACTAATAAATTAATCAGGGGTGTAAAAACCCCATAAATAATCAAGAAATGAAATACAAAATCGTAAGCAAAAACACAGGAGCTACTTACTTCCTAAACAAAAAAGAATATGAAACATTCTTATCAAAAAACAAAATGTACATAGATGGTTGGTTTAAATATGAAATACACAATCTAACTAAAGAGAAAGCAAGAAGAAGAAATAAGATATTAGACCTACTTGCTTACTTATGTATAATAGGAGCTTCAATCTTAGGTACTTTACTTTACATACAAAACTACTGCTAAGATGACAATACTAGACGCAGAATATTTAGAACACTCTACTTATGTAGACTACAACAAACCTAAGTTCTCAAATCTTTTAGAAAGAGATTTAGACAATACAAAAGTAAAAGCTGATGAATGGTATTTAAAGCCTATGTACGAGCAGTTAAGCTTTACTTCATACGACAGGGCTTCAGGTCATTATAATAACGACTTATCGCACAACAGACGCTCAGTAATAGTTGTAGGAACTGAATTACAAATCTATAACAAGTTTTGTGAGATGATAGAGAAACATGGTTGGCAACTTCAGGACAGTTGGGATAGAGAACTCAACCCTGAATATTTAAAATGCTATAATACAAATAATAATTCACCAATAATAATTAACTTAATATGACAAGCGAAATACAAAGACTACACGAGATAAATACTTTTCAATGTGTAGATAACGAACTATACCTAAGAGGTAAAGATGAGATGGGAGAAGATGTTACTTTATGCTTTGATGCATTTAACTTCTTAGAGTGGATAGATAAAGAACAAATAGAATATATAAAACAAAAAGTAATTGAGTATATTGAAAAGAAATAATTTTATTACTTTTACACCAAATTATTAACAGGCAAAAATCCTAGCCAATAAACATAGGTAGAAATATATGAAAACAGAAAAACTAAAAGAAATGTTTTACAAGTACAATCTTGTAAAAGACACAGATGTTTTCCGACATCAACATTTTGTAATCTTAACTAGGTCAGGGATAGAGAAAATTATGGCTCAGGAATTAATAACAGTTAGATTTGAAGTAGTTGTATCAGAACCTAATTTTGCAGGAGTTAAAGCTATTGCAACTAAAGATGACAAAACTATTGAAACTTACGGCTCAGCACTAAAAGGAGAAGGTTTTAAGGACGGAAATTGTAACACTTGGTATGTCTTAGAGATGGCAGAGAAAAGAGCCTTAGCAAGAAGTATTCTGAAACTTTTAAATCTGTATGAGATTAATGTCAAGTCAGAAGACGAAGCAGAAGATTTTAAAAAAAGTAATAATTAAATAAATAAAAAAAATGGAAGTAACAGGAAAACTAGTAAAGAAACTTGACTTAGAAACAGGAACATCTAAAGCAGGTAAAGAATGGAAGAAGCAATCTATCTTAATTGACACAGGTGGGGAGTTTAACAATGAAATATGTGTTAGTGCCTTTGGAGATAAATTAGAGCAAATGAACAAGCTAGAAGTAGGTATGGAGGTATCAGTTCTTTGTAATGTTTATTCAAGAGAATATAATGGAAGATACTATCACAATATTGATGGCTACTTTTTCACTAATCAGAGTAATAAATCTTCAGACAAGATACAGAATGGAGAAGAAGATATGCCTTTCTAAGATGAATACAGAAGATAACTTTAAAAACCTTTGCGACCTTACTAC